ATTCGCCCACTTGCACGCCAAGGCGCACATTTTTATCAGCGAATAAATCATACGGCGTATTTAACCGGTCTGATTCTACGACTTGTAATGCAAAACTATATGGTCTTTTGCGTCCGGAATCGGGAAGTCGCAAAGGAATAATAATCGATTCACCATTGATCATCCGGGACCGCTCGGAAAGTTCCTCAATCTCAAAGAAGTTCATTCTTCCACCGGCATCAGCGTAAGGCACCCAACGCTCCCAGATCTTCTCCATCTGTTTCTGTAATTGATCAGCATAATCCTCGTTTATTTTTAAAGTTTCTCTATCTAATCTGCTCTGAGGCCGGATACCTGAACCGATAATATTTGTCGTGATCGTATCTACCGCGCCGGATGCAATACCATCGTTGCGTACTAAATCCCTACTTCTTTCACGTAGAGTGTTCAATTCAGGCAGAAGGTCCCGATCAGCTGATCCACCACCTGGAATCCATGATCCTCTTAACCTTCCATGTTCCGCGGCGCGATAGGATCCAAGCATGTGTTGCGAAATAAAACGGAAATGCTTACGGCGGGTGGCTGCAAGTGGAGAAAAAATACCGATAAAGTCATCTACTTTGTCGGAAAAGTTTTTTTTGGTTTGTTTTCTTCTTGAGTTTTCTTTAGTCATCTGCGTTTACAAACTTTACGTACGTACGACCAGTGTTATTTTCTGTGGCGATTTGCTGGTCAATATATTTAAGAAAATCTGTCACTTCTTTTAAATTTCTAAAACTAATTACCCTGCCATTAATAGTATATGAACTAGTGAGAACAGAACCATTGGCTAATCCGTCGAGTACCGCGGTTTTAAGAACTGCCCAAGTGGTAAATGCCATTTATTCTCCTTATTAAAAAACAAAAGCGGCAGACGATGGTACTGGCACCAGTCTGCCGCTTATTGCGATAACCCGAGCGTCCCCAGGTTATAATCTTTTAAATTTATATTCTATCTTTAAGATATATCACTCTTAATTCTAAGTCAATGCAGCTGTTCAGGAATCCTGAATTAACTGTGTGGCCTCTTCTACTGTGAACTCGAGTCTAAACAATTTACAATTCGGGTCCTCTTTGTATTCTTCTTGATATCTTTCGGTAACTTCTTTCGTGATATCATCCTTTATTTCCTGAATACGATGAGTTGCGTCAGTAATGCCCGCTTCGCCTACTTCAAGTTTATTAGTTGTTATCCAGACAATTCTTTCATCAATACATCTCTGCAAGAAAACTTTTGTCTCAACCGGATATTCCGCGATGACATTAAATATATCCTGTTTAATATTAAAACACTTCGGAAAATTTCGCATTTGCTACCTCCTAGTTAAGTGAATGTATAATACCGGTCTATTTTCTTTATCACCGTAATAAACGGTATCTCGTTCTTATATTTATCTATCTGATCACGCAAGACGTTCGATCCGGTGAACATCATATATATCTTATCTTCCATCTTAAACTGCAACGTCAAACACTTCTCGCAATTCTCTTTTTTATAATGGCTATCTTTAACGCGATAATCAATCACCATAATTTCGCGATTGACCACATCGTCTAACTTGAGTTTGCTGCCTTCTAACGGCATATTCTCGCGCGCAAATTCGCTAAACCGCTTGGGCAAGCTTTTTTCCATTAGCGATCTCCATCAACTTCTCAATCTGTATCTTAAGACTCAAGTTGTGCGTATTTGCCCATATCATCCAACCCCAGCTCGATGCAATTGATGATCTAAACTGCTCCAAGGAAATCCTGCCGGCTTTAAATAACCCGGGCAAGATCCTTAATCTACGTTTAATACGCACGGCTGTTGACTTCCGCAGTAAAACGTAATTCGGGAAATGCCTGTATCCTAAAAAGTCTACGCCATTGGCTACCGGGAAAAGTTCGCATTTACTCATCCGCAGGCCCAACTCATCAGCTAAGTAAACCTTTAAATCACCGGCAATCTCACGTAGTCGCTTCTTATCACTGGAAAATAATAAAAAATCATCACAATATCGAATGTAATGTTTAATTTTATAAACATGCTTAGCGCGCATATCCAACTCATTAAGATAGATGTTGCCGAACCACTGACTGGTATAGTTACCAATCGGCACGTTATGGCCATCCAGGACGCTATAAACGATACTTTTTAAGAGTTCCAGCGTATCCTTACACTTAATCTTGCGCTGTATGATCCTGTAAAGCACATCGTGCTTCATTGACGGATAAAACTTCGAGATATCGCACTTAAGGCAATACCTGTCCTGCCTAACAAAATCCATTGTGCGCTTACTACCTTTGTGTAAGCCTTTATTCTTAATACAAGCGTATGAATCGTAAATAAAGAGTTTCTCCCAAGTTGGCTCTAATACATTCATAACCGCATGATGGATAACTCTGTCTGGATTAAATGGCGCTATATAAATATCTCTTGTCTTTGGAACATAAATCTGTTTAATTCGATAAGGAGACGGCCGGTAAGTTTTATTAATAAGGCTTTCTCGAATGGCAAGAAGTTTAGCTTCGGTATTAATACGAAATTCCCTTATCGAGCGCTGCCAGTTTTTTCCTTTACTGGCTTTCTTAAACGCAACGCGTAGGTTTTCAATCGAAGCAATCTTTTCGTAAAAGTTATTATGCCTTCTCATGTTTACCCGTTTAATTGGGCCAGGTGACTTTCGCTTGCGCTACTAACCACCCATCCCCTCCGTTGTGTGTTTTGCCTTTTTATCAGCAAGGCCAACGTATCCAGCCAGGAGTTTGAGTCCGCAATTCCGTTTCCTGTATCCGCGCAAAACCGGCAGCCGATATTCGTATTCGTATTCCAGCGGTAGTTATTCGCATTACGTCCACGCGAGCCGCAATTCGTCGAATTATTCCAATTGATGCCGGCGAGCAGCCCCGCTACCGGTGACACATTAGCCTGTGGTACTTTTCAAAAAACGTCGCCGAAGCGTGTTCCGTGTTCGGCTTACTTCGTTAAACGGGCTCCGCGCAAAACCGGCAGCCGAAAGACGTAGTCGAATGCCAGCGGCAGTAATACGCACTACGTCCACGCGAGCCGCAAAGCGTCGAATTATTCCAAACGATGCCGGCGAGCAGCTTTACATCACCATACGTTCCTTGTTTGTAGAGACTACCCTTGTTTCCACCCAATGTTTGCCAACCAAAAGTTTGGCTATTAAGTGTTAAATCAGCGGCTGCGGTAACTCCGCCAGCACAAGCTGATTCAAGCCTATTATCTGCACCATCGTCATAATTCAACGCCGTGCCAATAGTGCTAGCAGTGGCAGAATGAATTATCTGCAGAAAATATGTTGGATTATTTGTCGGAATAAGCACATCTTTAGAGAAATATGTGTTATTTACTTTTAACCTTCCCGGGGCAGTTCCGTCATCGTCAAAATACACCTGCAAACCGGTATCCGCTCCGGCATCGTGAGTAATCTTAACTTTATAATTTGTAGGGCCGATCCACTTATCTGCGGTGGCACCAGCCATGTTGCAGCAAAGATACGGAATGTTGTTATCGTATTTCAGATAAACTGGATTACCTCCGGGGCTTGCCGCGTATGTTACGTTAAAAGTTAATGCCGCTGCTTGCACTGTCCCATCAGGATCACAACGAAAACTCTGTTCATCGAGCCATTGGTACATTACACCAGCGCAATCTTCAGCTCCGATGTTTGAAAGCATGCGCCTTGCGGCTGTATCTACATGACCACCAGTTGTTACCGGATCTGCTGAGCCGGTAATATTTGTTTTCTCGTTGCAACCTAATGCAATAGTTTGAAATTCCCTATCGCGCAACATGCGTTTCTTAACTGCGGCGCCATCATCGGTAAAATCATTCCAATCACGCGTATCGCTAATAGTACCGCCATTTACTGAAGCGGTTGATACTCCGGTCCCGCTGGCCAGATAGATATCTACCCAGATATTAGCCTGATCAGAAAAAACCATACCTTCCGGATTAGACCATTTAGGTTTATGATTAAGATCCCAAATTGATGCTGGTAATACATCTCCGGCAACAAAGCCGGTTAGAGTATGCCCTGAGATTGTACCGACAGCTACGCAAACACAATGGAATCCGCCGATTTTACGGCTGGTAAGAGCATCATATCCGCTGGGATAAGTTGATGCTGCGGAAAGCAAAAAGCCACCTCCGGTAACTACATAAATATAAAAATCTTTTCCCACCCTGGCGGCTGCTGCCGTATAATCCGTTGGGGTTATAGTGTCCCAATTCGCGGCATTAGAAAGATCAATTTCTTGCGCTGCGGATAACGAATAAATTGTCCCGTTACAATCAACTGTTAAATTCACAGGACTGACAATTATATATCTATTCGCGGCAGTGGCATAAGGAGTTTTAAGCGCCCACTTAACATCACGCTGATATAATGCCGGTAAATAGAAGCTTGATCCTCCACCTCTAATAATAGTAAGTTTATCTGACATATTTCCTCCTGTTATAAATCTGGTCCATCAACGTAAGTGACTTGCAGTGTTCCACTCACACTTCCTGTACGGATAATTCTAAAGTTTTTCAAGAAAATAAGGTCCCTGAGTTTTAGCATGTCTCCTGTTTTAAGTAAATGCCCAACCGAAGTTGTGGGGTTCGTGCCATCAAGTCTATATCTCATATCTCCACCCTCGGCGGTTATCTGTACCGCCGGCGAAGCAACTACATCTCCGGAAAGCATAATTGTTGCGGGATCATAACTCGCCAACGTTAATGATTTCACCGTATTATCAACAACAATAGTTTCAAAGGCTATTACTCTCATCTCAATCCTCCTTAGTTAATTTATATTAAAAAACAAAAGCGGCAGACGATGGTACTGGCACCAGTCTGCCGCTTATTGCGATAACCCGAGCGTCCCCAGGTTATAATCTTTTAAATTTATATTCTATCTTTAAGATATATCACTCTTAATTCTAAGTCAATGCAGCTGTTCAGGAATCCTGAATTAATACTTACACCTTTGCGGGCACTAAACCGTCTTTTTCGATAACTTTAAACTTATGTTTACATTTAGATTCTTTGCATCGATAGTATAAAACAGGTTTATCTGCACCATAACAATGCACCTTCCTTGAATAACAAAACGGGCACTTAATTGGTATAAAAATTACCACCCGTTGTTTCTCAACAACCCCAATCTCTTCAATAACCTTATTATACCCACATACTTCATCTTTTTGTATCACAGGAGTTTTCTTTTCAACATACCCCTTAAGCCAATCATCTTTCCTTATCCAACTAGCCATGTCGTATCCAGTTCTTCCGTTTACCAACCCAACTATCGATCTTCTGTTCGGAATCATGATTAACTTTTTCTGCCTGTGGTTTTGGTTTATCCTCATCCTTTAACGCAAAAACGTGAAGCATCTCCGCAGCTGCGGCCGCATAAACTTCCGCATCCCAGAAATGTGTCTTCGAATGAGTCCTTACGGGTTGCCAAACTTCGTATGCCTGGCTTTTCTTTTTATCGCGCTTAATTACTTTATGTTCACCGCAGAACCATTCGAGATATTCTACAGAAGGATTACTATGCAAATGCCAGATTGGATTAGGCGCATGAACAAACCGGCTGATTTTGTCTTTAAAATAAGTAGTATCAAGAAGCCATAAAAGAAGCCCTCCAGGGATTATTTTTCCGGTATCTGGATATTTATCAATGGTACTGGTTTTATATGGAACTCCTGAGAGTTGATCTTTACCTTTTATCGCGCGGGAGATGCTTCTAAAATCACGGCAGATATCATATACCTGACTTGTTTCATACCCGGTATCAATACAAGAAAGTCTTACAAAATAAGGATCGAGGTTTGGGTTTACCGATGCGTATGTTGAATTAAATAAAATCTTAACTACATCTTCCCATTGCTCTACAACCTCATCCAAAATAAGCCATGACTCCTGCTTTACTCCCCATGCGCGGATTACAACCGCAAAATATCCTTTTTGCACGTCAACTCCGCCCGTAAGCACTATCGCATCTTCCGGGACCGTACATTTTTGGTATGGTAAACATAGTGTCTTAAGTTTATCCGGGCGCGTCTCCTCAACTTTTTCTTGCCAAATCTGCGCAAGCCAGCTATTAATAAAGTTCATCAGCAATTCGATCCGGTCTTTTGAATTAAAAAACTCTGCGATGATTTCAGAAAAGGTAAGCCAAGGTGAATAGAGCGCGTTTAAATAAAACCCGGCATGTGATGCAGGCGGGTAAATAATCTTTTCTGGTAGTTTTCCTCTGTTAGAAACCTTAACTACTTCAGGAAGCCACTGTCCCAATAAAAGCATCCTTTGCTTCATCAAGTCAGTAATTCGTTCTTTACAATAAAGGCATTCATACCAAGCGAGATGTAAATGTTTAATTTTTTCTGGATCTCTTTCGGTTTCAGGAACCTTGATTTGTTCAAAATCCAATACCTGGTATCCTCCGCAATGCGGACAAGGGACATAATAACATCTTCGGTCTGATCGTTCATATTCACGATGTATATATCCATCTTTAGTGGTTGGAGTAGAGCAAGAAACAATCTTGTGGTTCCAAAATGTTCTGGTTCTTTCTGTGGCGAGCTTAACCGGGTCTGCTTCCTCTCCGGAAAAATGCGGATATTTATCAGTTTCATCCATAAACAGATACCGTACCGGCTTCTGTGAAAGTGCCGCGGGGCTATTAGCGCCGGCAAAATATAGAATCATCCGATCAAGAGCAATCTCCATTTTAGTTACATCATCCTGATCAGCCGTAATATGGCTGCGTAACGCCTGTGAGATCTCTATCATTGGGCGTATACGCCTGCGGGATACCGTTTTGGCATCTGGTTCGCGCGGCATAACTAATAATGCCGGCCCGGGATCTTGATCGATTGCGTAAGCCAGCATGTTATACATCGCTTCGGTTTTCCCTACCTGGGTAGACGCCTTAATAGTTATTTTTTCAATTAAAGGATTTATAAAAGCATCCATAATCCCGCGCAGATAGGGCGTGCGATCAGTACGCCACATACCCGGCTCTGCGCATGTCAGTGGATCTAAAATGCGGTTGTAATCAGCCCACTCCGATACTTTCAACTCTTTCGGAAGTTGCCAGGCCCTACGAACCTGATCAGACCAAATCTTCGGTAATACTATTGATTTTGTTAATGTCTGCATTTTTCTCAAATATCTTTCCATCTGCTATTAAACTTATGGCTTCTTTTACCCTGCCAGAAAGAACCGCTTCGATCTCTCGTGTTTCCAACCCAACTAATTGCGGGGCCACTGAACGCGGAAGCGCTAATAAGGATCTCTTTATCGCAAGGCTTACCTGAACTAGTTGCGTTTCTACTTGTGCCTTGAGTATAAGTTGCCCCATTCTCTGTTTTAGAGTTATCTCAGCTAATTTTGCTTTATATTCTCGATATTTTGTTTCCCAAAAATCTGCATCGGCTTTTTTCCTGCCCCCTGATTTCTTGCGTTTATCTCTAAGCAAACGCCAGCTACGAATTTCTATAAGATCATATTGTTTCTGCGGGGTAATTGGCATTCCTTCTTTTACCCAATGCCTTACCGTACGATCAGAAACTCCCAATATCTTCGCAACCTTCTCTTGGCTATCAACAACAGTGGGTGATCCGGGTGGGATCTCAAAAGCCTCCAACTCTTTGATCTCTGATTTCGTCAAACTTGGTGTCTGTGGCTTGCCTGTCGCAAGTTTTTCCACTAAATGTATACGCCGTCTCTTCTTTGCCATGTCAACTATATTTGGTTTTGGTTTAACTTCTTCCATTTTTTTCATAATTAGGGTGTTGGTGATTGATAACCCGGGCGAATATGCTTAATTGCTCGGCTGCAAGCCACATTCCCTAATCATGTGGTGTCTCGGTAATCCTATTAGGCCCGGCCGCCTTGTTTAATAATTAAAACTCTTCCGTCTGCCAGTTGAATATCGCCATCGCCTTTTTCATGACCACAACAACACCCTATGGTCTCTATTCCTGCATCATTCAATGCCTGAACTAAATCAGCTAAACAAGCATCAACAGCAATTTCAGTTCTCTTGCTGTTATGCATTGGCTTACACAACTTAACAATTTTATCTGCTCCCCATTTACACATGATAGATACTCGCTTTCTTCCCGGTAAATTCTTCCCACCGGCGCACTGCTACATCACAAAATACTGGCTCCAATTCCATTGCAAAACATTTTCTATTTAATTGCTCATCTGCTATAATTTGTGAGCCGCTACCGCTAAAAGGTTCATAACAGATATCCCCGGGTTTTGTATGTACGCGCATGGGGATAGCAAATATTTCTGTAGGTTTAACTGTGGGATGATCTAACCCGTTATTACGCTTCTTGCCTTCCCAGTCCACTTCCCAAATATCGCTATAATATTCCGGCGACTCGGGATCGCCGTTACGTAATAAAGTCGTGAACCAAACTGTACCAATCCGCTTTTGTGAAGGCCTAAAGAATGGCTTGCTACCTTTTTGCCAACCAAATATACATGGTTCATGTCGCCAGGGATATACAGAAAAGGTAAGGACAGTGCAAGGCTTAACCCAGATAATATGCTGATGAACTAAAAGGCCCAAGTCTTCCCATATCTTCCGGATCAGCACAAGCCTGCGATCTGCGTGCCATAGGTAAAGCGCCGAATTTTTATCAATAACCTTAAGCGCGACTGAATAGAAATCCCGATAAAACTTTTCTGCATCGGGGATATCTATTTCATGGTATAAATCAGACCAATCCTTACCGCCATTAGGCCTATCTGCGCCAGTATAATCAACCATATATGGCGGATCTGTGGCCAACAATTGCGCCTTACAACCATCCATAAGCCTTAAAACATCCGCTTCATTCGTACTGCTACCACACAAAAGGCGATGCTGCCCAAGAATCCACATGTCACCTAATTTTGTAATGGCTACTTTGGGCGCGGCCGGGATGTCATCAGGCAGTGTATTTCCAACTTGGCCAATCTCAAGTTGCTCACATTCTTCTCTTAACTCCTTAAGATGTAATTCCAAGTAGTCTTCCGGCATTTCCTGCCTTAATTTTTCTAAGATAGGAATGATTGCTT